TGATATTTTAATAAATCATTTGAATAGTCATGAGTGTTTCTTTTACATAATACAGTCCTTAATTATTAATAAGTTAATACTCGTTAATAAAGTAAGTGACCTTATTTTTAATAGTATTTTTTTTTTAAAAAATTATAACAATAATTATAGACCTATTTTTCATTTAGAAAGTTTTACATTATACTTAATAGAGCTAATAAATGAAAATAAGTGAGGCGCTAGTTATATTAAATATTACAAATTATACTATACACAATATTCATAATATTGGTTTTAACGAATTGAAAAAGTATTATCATATTCAGTGCATTATTTATCATCCAGATAAAAATAATAAAGACGAAGATGCCACGTTGCTATTTCAAAATATTAATTGTGCTTACACTACTTTAAAAGAACTTATTACTAGTTATAGCGAAAATAGCGAAAATAGCGAAAATAACGAAAATAATGCTAACGATGATTTACTAGTGCTATTTTTTAATTTCATAATAAATTTTTATTCTAATAGCGACAATGTTGCTAATTTTAAACAAGATATAAATAATTTCAAAATAAAAGCACATATTCATATTAAAGCATTATTAACAAACTTATTTGAATATTTTTCAATAGCTATTTTAGAAGACCTTTATCACTATTTAGTGCACTATAAAAAAAATCTAAATGACAATACAAATGACAATACAAACATTTATAATGCAGTTATAGAAATCATTAAAACGATTTTAGAAGAAAAATTATCAAACCATAGCATCTATATATTAACTCCTAATCTATTAAATCTATTAAATAGCGAAATTTATAAATTGGAAATAAATGAAGCAATTGTTTATATTCCATTATGGCACAATGAAATGAAATTTGAAAATAATATTATCAAAATCGAGCCATTATTAGACGACGCTATTACTATTGATGAAGACAATAATATTCATTACACTTATTATAATAAATATAGCAACATTATAGATTTAGTCAATGCTAAGTCTAATATATTTATTGACTTAGCAGACCAGCCTATTGAAATAAATATTAGTGAGTTAAAATTTTCGCCTTATCAAATTTATAGTGTAAAACATAAAGGAATACCAAAAATAAACACATTCAATATTTTAGATAACACACATAAAGCCGACATATATTTTCACATACATTTGTCATAATTGCTATTTTTTATCATAATTCTTATTTTTTATCATAATTCTTATTTTTATAAATATATAAAAAATTATACTTATAAAAAAAATGGTTTTGCTAATAAATATGCTATTTTTAGTTTGTTTTTTATTTGTTTGTTTGTTTGTTAGTTAATTCTTCTTAACAATACGCTTCTTCTTAGGAGCATCTTCAACTTCTACTTGCTTTACTACTTCTTCCTTAGGCTCTTCCTTAGGCTCTTCCTTTACCTTTGGTTCCTCATCATCGTCACTATCTGGAACCTCTGTAACGCTTGAAACCATCTTTACTGGTTCATCGTCATCATCATCATCATCTACTTGTGCTACCAGCTTTTCCTTATCTTTCTCGGATAGCACAATATGACACTTTCCACTTAGACTAGTCTTTGGCTTAACTACTGCCTGAAACAGCTTCCATGTAACACCAAACTTTCCATTCGCAACCCAAATACCACCACATTGAATAATTGTTGCCATTGTTGAACCCTTAACAATAAAATCAGTAATAGACGAATTATCATCATTAGGAAATACTAACATTCCAGATTCATTATATAGCTCAACATTCTTGAATGTGTTCTCCCAATATTGAATTTTCACCTTTAGTGTTGGAGGACGCGAATAATCAAATTCATCCGATGCCTTATCCTTAGGATACTTTAACATAGGGCTCCATAACGCATCAACAGCATCCGAACTCATTTTAGGCTTTCCTAGCCATTCCTTACAGTTAGTAATCACATCGCTCTTAATACGCATTTCAAGTTCTTGCATATTCTTTAAGAATGCACTACATTCACTATTTTCCTCACTTGGAAACTGGAGCGCTAAGTCAAATGACTTCTTTCCTGTCTTATCATCCGACCACTCATTAACACCCCAAGTTAGCATAAGAGGTGTGCTAACATATAGCGACTTCATATTGTGCTTGTTAAGAATACCAATAGACTTGCCGTTATTAGCATTTAGCTTGGGCTTGGTATACACATAATCAGTGTTAACATTGAACGCAGTTCCAGATACAATAGTTGCCATATTGGTTTATAGTATATTAATAATTATAATGTTATCTTTTTAAATCAATTTTTTTTTAAATTTAATTTTAATTTTGTTTTTTAAATTATTATTTTATTTTTTGAATAGTTAGTGGTCACAATTAATTTATTGTATCTAAAAAAAAATTGATTATTATTGTTTTTTTGTATCAAATAATATTTATAAGTTATACTACAACTATGGCACAGAAATGCGAGCATGTCTTTATTGGTATTCCGATTGTAGAAGAAGATAACACTATTAACGAGAGTTTGACCTCATTGTCTATTCGTGCATCTAAAATAGTAGTCCAACGTTCTAAAAATGGATTGGAATACGCCTCACAAAAGTCCAAATGTGTTACTAGCTATATTAGCTTCAATTTTGTGTATTATTTGTTCTGTGTTGTTAGTTTTATTATTGAATACAATTATATTACTAATTTGCAAAACCAAGTTGATTTGATGCAGGCTCAATATGATAGTAAGCTAGCATCTATTGAAAAATACTTGGCACTTCCACAAGCAGGGTATACTAGCATGGACTTTGCTGAAAGAGGTTGGAATAATATACAGGCTCACTCAGCCGGATTTACTCTTTCTGAAATTCATAATATTACTTTCTCAAAACCTATAAACTTGAAATCAATGGGGTATACTATTCAACAAGCCAAGATGGCTGGTTATACACCTAGACAGTTGGTTGATTATGGCGGATATACGCCCTATGATTTTAAGATTGCTGAATTATCAGCACAAGACTTTTGCGAGGCGTGGCCTAATTGGCGCGTGTATAAATATGGACAAACAAATAATGGAAATTATTGTGATCCATCAAATAATCCTGGTTGTGGGTTATATGATGATGTAAATCCATCATGTTATGCGGTCATGAACCCAGCCGGTGGTGCTTATTGTCGTTGGGAAAGCGAATGCCGTGATAAGATGTCGCAATTTTTGGGAACAATTAGTCCAACAACTCGCTGGGGTAATGGAGCAAACTAAATATAAAAAATTATTTTACTTACAATCCTCTTTTTTTAATTCAATGTAATAGCGGAGCTGTTAGCATAGTTGCGAAATATGGCGTAGGAATAGCAACAATAAACCAAATTAACGGCACTATATTCGGAAGCATCATATATTCTAAAGCAAGTTTAATAACAAAGAACATATTGAAAATTAAGACCATCATTGTCATTAAAGTTAGCGCATTCATTACTGGCTTCATCATAATCATTGACTAATATATGTATAATACTTAAGAACTGTTAACAATTTTTCAATTCAATTTTTTTTATATCATTCTTTATTGCGTTTTTAATATTTAGTGCTAGTATAAGCATTAAATATTAAATTATTTTTCTGTTTCTAATTTTCTAAATTTTTTATTTCTATTTCTATTTTATAATTTTTCTAATAGTTCTATATTCTATTTAAGCAGTAGCCACCGGCTCAACTTTGCCCGCCTCAACCTTTACGGTTTTCGGGAAGTGAGGACCCATATATTTCTGGAGATTGAAATAGGTGAGTTCAATCGAGTCGCTAACCTTTAGAAGCTGTGTTAGTGGCTTGTCTGGGTTAATTTTGCGACCATTGCTCTTGTCCTGAAGGTTGTTTGCACGAATGTACTTGTTAATTTCACGAGTTACATCAGTACGAGCCATTTCAGTTCCACATGGCTTGTCTAAAAACTTGGCAAGCTCATCGCTAATTAACGATGGCTTTACAAATCCACTTGGAGCACGGTTGCCTTTGCGACGCTTTCTGTTGTTTAGCTTCTCGGCAACTTTTAACTGCTTTACAGTCATTTTTTCTAGAGTGCGTAGTTCGGTTTTTAGCGAATTGAAGCTCGCAAGCATCGACTGGAATTTGGTAATGAAATCCGAAAAGCCAGATGTAATAGAGTTGTGCTCGGCGCAATCACTTGTAACTACAACATTCTCAACTTCCGGAACACATTTTAGAGTATCTAGAACTACTTCCTGGGGTTCAGCCTTTACAGACTTCGATGAAGCTTTGGCTTTAGGTACAGCTTTAGCATCATCTACCGGTTTAACAACCGGATCAGTTACAGTTTTCGCAGCTTTTGGCTTTTTAACTGGAGTTTGGGGAACTTCAACAGCTGGATCAGTTAGAACAGGTTCTTCGGTTTTTTTCTTGTTAGACGGCATTTTTTATACTCTATTATAACTAATTTCTTTTAAATTGTTTTAGTAATTAATATATATATTTGTAAAACAATTATTTTTAATTGCTAAAGGGCTGAAAAACAAACGAATTAATAATTTATTAATTTATTAATTTAATAATTTAATAATTTAATAATTTAATAATTTAATAATTTAATTATAATTTACATTTACAGCATCATATAACCAAGGCAAACTATTTGCTGCCTCATTTGAAACCATAGTTAACGCACATAGTACATAGTAACTTCCTAAAACGCACGAATTTTCATTAATTCCCTTATTAATTAATAAATCAATAATTTGAATGCTATATTTCTTAATTTGAATAAAATTATATTGTGGTAAATTATTAATATTAATATGCTCACTATGAAAAGGGTTACCGCTTGGAGGTACAATATTTCTCTTAATTTCTTGAGATAGATTTGCTCTATAATTCCATATATCTAGCAGTTCTCTTATAAACTGTATTACTCCATATTTATCTAATTCTATAAACCATTTTATATTTGTATAATTTCCTAAACTATCCATCCTTTGAAATAGTGTTAAAATTTTCATTTCTAATTGCTTATTTAACGATACATATATTAGTTCATCATAATTTAAATCAAGCTCTAGTTTTAATAATTTTGTTAATCTAATATAATCCAATAGTTGTTGTAATATGTTATTTGATAAAAATAAGTTTGTAAATGGATTTTGAACATTTGTTACATTGCTATTTGGATTGTTATTATTTTTAGCGTTACCCGATTTAATAAATAAATTATATAATGACTTTATATCGAAGCCAAATATATGAGAATTGCTATCCTTAAAACTTATAAATTGATTATAACAAATATTATTTATGTTATCTAAAGTACAGAAATCAACATCATTGGAACAAAGCGTTCTATTATAAAAGGCCGGCCCATGCGCTTTTATATACTTTTTAGTTAAAAAATAACGCGCATTTTTTTGAATAATTATTATATTACAACTATAATATAAAAAATTATATAATCGCTTTTTTAAGAAGTCCTTATTACCGCTAGTATTTAATTTATAATGTTTTGATATAGCTCTTAACTGTGAAACATTGTAATTATATTTTAATATGTTACTAAAATTTCCAATTGTAGGAATAACAAATTCAGTATCTGAAACTTTAATATGCGATTTTTTATTTTTAATAGATAAATTTAAATAATAATCCAATATATTATTACAGGTTACTACATTCTCTTTCTCATTAGTATATCTTATTTTTTGACTACATTTATTTACATTAATAATCATTATTATATATACTATTTATTGTATATATAATAATTTTTATATATTTATAATATATTATAATCATTTGACATCATCATTAAATTGTTTAATATAACTTTTTCCTTATATATTGAATGACTATTTTGTCTATTATACATATTATTAAATACACTAGTTACTTCATTTACAACCTTTAAGAAGTCTTTGTCTAGTGCGTATTTTACCAAATTAATAAAAAAATTATTTATGCTATTAGTATCGTGTTTAAAGCATATGTTTAAGTTATTTGAAAAATTTATATCAAAAATATTTGAATTTAGCACGTCTTCGTGGTTATACACTAATAATGTTTTAACTATATAATAACTAAAACTGTGTGTATTCTCTCTATATTTATTACTTGACTTAGTTAATAATTGACTATATGTTAATTTATTATAGTTTAATATTTTGACTAGTTGAAATATTATATGTGTTAGCTCTAATTTATACAATCTCTCAAATTCGTCAATATAATTTGTTAATTTTATAGATTTATTATAACTTATAACACATACATCTATTATAAATGTCCAAAATTCTGTCAAACTTTCATTTATACCTACACTAACAGAGGTTTTATTGCTTATATTAAATAAATTCATAAAGTTATTATAGTTAATATTTCTATTAAATGCTTTATGTAATGCTTTGTCTATTCCATAATAATGAATACTTTCATGAATAAATACTTTGAAAAACTCTTCCTTTCTATAAATTATTGTTATTCCATTTATTAAGTAAGGATAAGTAAAACCCGAATTCACATTTTTAGCCCCTAGTATAATATTATTATTTAAATTAAGCTTTTTTTGAAAAGGTGTTAAAAAAAATGTTACGTGTTGCCCATTTCTTGTATCATTTTTTGATATTGCTATTATTAGTTGTAACACTAATAACATTTTCTCAACAATTAAATCCAAATTTGTTATACTAATTTCATCATTATAAATTATAAAATCAAAAACATAGGTCTTTCCTTTAATTATATTTTCATAAATCACTATTTTAGACTTCTTATTTGCTACTATATAACTTATTATACTTTCATCAACATATTTACTATGTTTCAAATGTTTGTTTACTATACTAGTAATCTTATTACTTATTATATCTTTATTATCTTCAATGGTCCGCGATTTAGCTATATTTATACTATTAATTATTTTTTGCTTATTATTTAATTCTATATATATATAGTCTAAAAATTTGCTCATAATACTATTTTTATTTTTATTAAACAATGTCATAATTAAAGCATCCTTTTTTTTAAATAATTGATTATAAAAATTATGTAGAATTTTTGAATTATTATAATTTACTCTACCTTTCTTTTTTGTATATTTATTAGCTTTAGTTATGCTCTTTTTAACAGTTGTCATACTATATTATAATTATATAAAATTATATAAAATTATAATATATTTTTGATTAAATTTTGATTAAATTTTGATTAAATTTTGATATATTTTGATTATGCAGATGTAGATGGAGTTCCATCAATATATGCTTTTATTTTCTGTAAATCATCTAGTGGTTTTTCATTAACAGTCGCGTCGCCAAATTTTGCTATCATTGCATCTATTAATTTTGTAGTTTCCGCTAATTTTTCTTTTATACTAGTCTCTTCAGTAGCAGCAGTTGCCTTTGCTGTATCAATTTTTTCCAGTGCCCCTTTTATTTTATTTGGTAGTGTACAATTAATACCTGCTACTGTTATAGTAATGCGACCTATAGCCTGATTAACTGCTTTTACTTTAGTTTCAATATTACTATCAGTTATACTATCTATTATAGTATCTATTTCTTTCATTTTCTTTCTATAATCTTTTATTGAATCGGCTGCTGTATTTCTAAAAATTTCTTGCAAAGCTTTATTTAATTCAAAATTTTCAATCCTTATTTTCTCATCACCAAAAGGTTTTTTCATCGCTAAATCATATTTACGATCTAAATAATTAGCTATTTTATTTTCAGTACCTTCTAATTCATTTGTATGTAAAGTAATATCAACAATTGCTTCAGTAAATGGTTTTACATTATGTTTCAATCCAAAATTAAGCGTAGAAATTTTTCTAGCAGCAGATTCATGATTTACATCTGTTTTTGATGTTTTTTCATCTTGTGTGGTTTCATTTAATCTGTCTAAAAAATGTTTAATAACACTTATAGATACATCTTGTATATTATCAATAATTGGTAGTAATTTGTTTAATTCAGCTGGATCCATTTTTGAAAATAATGTTTTTAAATATGTGCTGAATAATAAAAGTTTAGTACCATCACTAATTCCCTCCCTTTCATTAAATTTGAGTAAACTCTCTAATATAAATTTTATAAATTGATACGCATCATCTTTATCAAAATCTCTAGCCCCATAACCTCCACCACCCTCTTGAAACACTTCAGCTTCAGCTCTATCTCCATCTTCTGGTGCTTGTTCCTTTTCATCCTTTTCATCCTTTTTAAAATTTTTTCTTAATTTGTCACTATTAAAAAAATTTGCTCTTGTTTGCCCTTGTGAAAATATATATGAAATTTTATTCACCATTATATCTCTTATAATTTGCTTACCATTACCAAAACGAATCTTCATATTTAATAATTTTAGATATTTAGGGTCTGTAAATTTTTCATCTAATATATCTCCTATTACAGTTTTATATTTTTCGCGTAAGCCACGTGTGGTTAATGGATTAACTAAATTAGTCTCAATACCTCTAATCGACCCCTTAACATAGTCACTTGCGCTTCTAGAGCTAACAGCACCTGTTACACTACCTACCGCGCGCATAAATTTGCCCCTCTTTAAATGCGCAATTGGTTCTTGATTTGAATTTGTACTTTGCGGAACAAAATTAACTTCGCCCGTTGTATCATATTCTTTGCCAATTACAAATTTTGCACTATATAGCCAAACTGTTATATCGTGAAATTTATCTATTTCATCATTCTCGCTAGTGGTAACTTTTAGATTTTTTGCCAAGTCAATACCATCTGGACGAACCATAACTTTAGAGCCTCCTGTATCAGGTATCCAGGCTTTAAAAGCCCAGGTTCCTTCTATAGCTCTGTCCTTTCTATTTGTGTCATCTTTATATAATTTATTAATTATTCCCATTTTACCTTTATATATTTCTTCTTCTTTATGACTAACTATTTCAATCCATTGATACTTCATATCAAAATTTTCTTTTAAGTATGTCATGATTGTATCTATTATTTTAATATGAGCTTGAATTGCTTCAGTCATTTTATCATATAAAGCCACTCTAGCATCATGTAACTCTTTTTCTTCATCTGTTCTTTCATCTTTTCCTCCATTTGTCCGGTCAAACCCTAACCTCGCATCATAATTATTATACTCTTTATTATTTTCTAACTGTATAGTTCTAAGTTGTCGTTTATTATCTAATAAAACATTTAATATAGTCATCAATTCAGTTTTCTTTTCTTTTTTGCTATTTGTTGCTTTCTTAATTTGTTCAAATTCTGTTATTTTCTCGTTACGCGTCTCTTCCATCTTAGCTATATTAGCTGTACTTTTTTGTACTCTAATTAGTTCTTTTGCTATTTCCTTGATTTCTTCTGGTGTATTTACTCTTACTTCGTCTCTTGGTTCTCTTCCACTCGCTGTTGTCCGTGCTGTGGCTGTATCCGATGTTGCCCCTCTATCTTTGCTTGGTGAACTAGATGACGATGTTGAATCAGGCTTTTCAGTTCCTGATTCTACATCACCTTCGCCTTCATCTGGTACATCAATTTCGGCACTCTGCTTTAGTATTTTTTCAACTTGTGTTAATTGTGCATTACTTGTTTCAGCTCTTGTAGCATTTAATATGTCAATTTGTTTTTGTGTTCTTGGCATTGCTTCTGATAATGTAAGTGCTAATGCTAAAATAAATGCTTCAATTGATTCTATAATATGGGGTGGAGTTTTATCTGGTAGAGGTGGAGGTTTATCACCATACTTTTTTGTTCTTATTAAAGCTGCACTTTCAATATTAGTTTTTGATTCTTCTGCACTTTTGGCTTCCTCATTTAATGTTTTTTCTTTTTCTTTTGCCGCTGTAACTTTTTGTTTTAGATCTTTGAATTTTTTTGCATCTTCAATTATTGCTTTTTCTTCATCTGTTAATAGTTTTATTTTAGCTTTAGTATTTAACCTGGTTACTTCTTCATCTGAAATTGCATCTATATTAATATACTTCTCTTTTATGCTCTTTAGTTCAGTTTCTGTAGTTTCAATATCCTCTTTTACGCCAGCTATATTTTCTTCTATTGTTGCCTGCTTAATTTTAGCTCTCTGTAATTCACTATCATTTACTGTTAATTCTGCTACCTTTTTAGCACTAGTAGCAATTGTTTCCTTATGCTGGTTTGCTGTTTCAAGTAAAGCATCTATTTTACCTATTTTATCTTTTACTTGATGATCATTGGGGTTAGTCTTTAACTGTCTTTGTAACACTTCTTGTTTTTTAGTTAATTCCTCTATTGCTTCTTTACTCTTTATATAATCTGGGTCTCGTGCTGTATATATTGCCATATCATGTTTTTTTCTTGCCTCATCTGCGCTCTTTTTATTCTCTTCAACACTTTTTTTTGCGAATTCTACATCTCTATCAACTTTTTCCATAGCTTGATTTGCTGTAGCAACAGCTGCCTCTGCTTTTTCAATTTTTTCCAGATCTTTTTCTTTTTTTGCTATATCTAATTTACTCATTGCTAATATAAGAGCTTCATTTTTCTTCTTTTGGTCTTGTGTTGCCTCTTTCATATTCTTATTTGCAATTAGCAAGGCAGCATCTGTATATGTTACTGTTTCTTTCGTTTCCGCAACATTTTTATCCTGTGTAATATGTTTATTTTTTTCAAAATCTTCAGCCTTTTTAAGTGCATCCATTTTAGCCTTTATATCTTTAGTTGTAAGCTCTTGGGTTGTTATTTTTTTTATTCCCGCAACTTTAAACTCTTCATTTTCTTCTTTAATATTTTTTACAATCTCTTTAATAGTTTCCTCTGATTTCGTACTGTTTTCTCTTATAGTTTTTGTAATAATTTTAATTAAACCAGCAGTGTACTTTTTAATTGCGCCTGCAGAAAACTTAGATTCCTTTAATATTTCTGTATATTTTTTCAGTATTTCTGTCATAGTAAAGTCTATTGTATCCTTAAATGCTTCGTAAACTTCTTTATTAACAAGAATACCATCTATCATTACATCATCAAGAATGTCTGGTTTAGTAGTTGTAGCATAATACTCGTTTTTTTCTGCTTTTTCTGCTGCTGCTTCTCCTTCTTCTTCTTCTTCTTCTCCTTCTTGTCCTTCTTCTCCTTCTCCATCTCCTTCTCCATCTTCTTCTCCTTCTTGTATTGCTTCTAATACATCTAGTGGTCTTCCTACTCCTCCTCTTGTTACCTGAATTACTCTTTCATTTTTTATTAAATCTGAGGCAGCTTGTGCTCTTGTTTTTGCCTTTAACCACTTACCTTGTGTTGATATTGCTAGTTTATTTACTTGCTTATCAGCAAATGTTACTGCCTCAAGTGCTCTTCCTATATGATTAGCCATTCCTTCAGTCATTTCTTTGCTCATTCCTGCGCTCGTTTCTATTTTTTTTTTTTCCTTAACAGAAAGCAGACTCGTGAGAGATGATATTATAGCTAAGTGAATTGTTTTATATAAATCACCATATGACCCCCGCTCCTTTTTTAAAGTGGTCAATTTCTTCTCTATCTCTTCTTTTTCGACTTTTGCAATACGCGCTTTCTCAAATGGAGAAATTGCATCATGATTATCTGTTTTTATATTCCATTTAGCTGATTCGGCTTGTGCGTTTTCAAGTTTTTTATTTGAAGCAGCAAGTTCATTTTCTACCGCTTCAATTACAATGCTTTTAGCTTCATCTATTACATTATCTATAACTAATACTTCTGTAATGCTATATTTCGATAGTTCAACCGCCATTTCACTCCATATAGTCGCCTCCTCTGTCTTTTTTGCATTAATTAATTCTATTTTTGCTTTATCTCTTTTTTCATTTGCATCATTAATATCTTCTTGTCTTAACTTTTTTGCCTCTATTTTTTTATCTACACCCAAGTAATCCTTATCCCATACAGCTAATTTCTGGCATAATTCTTTTGCTGTCATTATGATATTCCTTGTTTGCCATAGTACACTAGTTAAATAGCGGTTTAATGTTTGATTCGGTGCCTTTTCTTGTTTAGCTTCCAGAGCTTTAGCTTTCATATCCAATTGACCTTCAAGTCTTCGCACATCATTTAAAATATTAGAATCTTTAGAATTTATTGCTGCCTTAGCTATTTCCATTTCCACCGCTGGTATATCAGTATAATTTGGTCGTCTACCTCCAGAACCCGAGTTTGTATCATTATTTGTTTCGCGCTTTTGTTCAGGTGTAAACGCATAACTAGACGCTAACTCTACGGCCTCCAAAATTCTTATACATTCTTCTTTTGTTTTTCTCAACAATTCTATTGAATCATAAAATGACCCACCATAACCCATTTTAGCAATTGTATATTTATAACTTTTCAATACAGCAGCTTTCATAAATTTATCGTTTTTTGTCAGCATCTCTAGTCCACTCATATCTCGCCATTTTGCTAATACAGCTTTTAAGCGTGGAGATCTAACACTATTATTGCTATCCTCTTTAAAAATCTCTTCCTTTGTATAAAATAAAGTTGAACTTGTTGTTTTCATAGATTGTTCTAATAAAATAGCGGCCTCAACAACCCTTTCTGCTAATGCAGTATCAAACAAGTTTGTCTTATTTCCTTCTACAGTAGATGCAATACGCGACGCTAATAGGTTCAATTTATCATATTCGGCTTGAGCCTCGTCTCTATATTTTGTTGCAGCTTTTACATTAGATTTTTCATATGCATCTGCCTCTACTTTATCATATTTCTGTGTTCTTGAAAACCGTAACCTAGCTATAGGTTCTTCTGAAAATTGTCGGAGAGCAAGCTCTTTAGGAGAGTCATACGCTTCTTTTTGGGCCTTCTTTTCTTCATATACTTTTTTGTAATATTCACGATACACTGCGGTTTTGGTTGTTTTATCAAGGCGTGTTGTTGCTTCATCTAGTTCTGCCAATGCAGTATCATAATTTTTTTTTACTGTAGCACCAAAACCTATATAACCTAATTTATCATACGTCGGATTTTTTTCCTTATATTCTTTTAGTTCCTCTTGTCTAGATCTTACATTGTCTTGTGCCTTAATATACTTTTCATAGCTGTCTTCAATTTTTGCATCCACATCATATTTTGTTATTGCTAGGTCTTGTTCACTATTTGCTTTATCAAGTTGTGTTTTTAACTTTTTAAATTTATTATCTGATTCTCGGAATGCAGACATTTTTGGTAGATTATATCTATCACTAGTAACTTTATCAGTATCACTATCATTATCATAGTCTCTATAAGAGTCTGGATCCTCTTTTCGATCTTGTTCTAGCTCCAATTTTGCTTCTTTAAATTCGTTCTCTTGTTCTATATAGTCTGCTTTAATATCTTCATATTCTTTATTTTTAACTATTAATTCTTCTAGACTGGTTATTGTAGTTTCTATAGACTTAATATATTTTTCCCACAACTTAATTTCACGTTCTTTATCCTCTTCTTCTTGTTCTTCTTTACCACCTCCTACTTTTAAAGGTCCTTTCTTTTTATCTTCTATTTCTTTCTTTTTATCTTCTAGCTCTATCATTCTAGCTTTTAGTTGTAGCTTTGCATCACTTAATTTAGCACTCAATATACTAATCATTGCTTCATGAATTGAAGTTCTATTCTCTTTAATATCATCATCCATATTCACCACTTTAGTGCCTGTATTAATATTAATATCTAGGAGGTTAGTAGCTATAGTCTTAATGTTTTCATCTATGCCAAAAACCATCTTATTAGCTTTATCAGCAAGAGTCTCTAGTTTATCATTAAGAGTATCTAGTGTATCTGCTGCCTGCTTATCTTGCGTCTCACTAATTTTCACGCGTCTCTTAACATCAAACGTTTTCATGCCGCTGTTAACATATGTTGTTAACTCCTTCGTTGATTTATCTAACTCTACTTTATTAAACCCTTTCATAGCATTCTCGGCATTGGTCAATTTCGTTTTTGCATCTGCTAACTTTTGGACGAGCTCAAATTTGTATTTGATTTCTTTATTTTGTTGTAGCTCTTTATTCGCCATGTCAAATGCCTCCTTTGCTTCTGTGATTCTTTGTTGTAATTTTTGTAAATCCTCCTTATGTTTTTTCTCTATAAGTGCTACCGCTTTTTGATCTTGTTCTGATAAGGTGCTCACTGCCGCCCTCGCCGCCCTCGCCTTCTTCAATGCCACTCTCGCATTTGCCCTCTCCGTTGCCAAATTCAGCGTCTCTATAAGTTCTGAATCCTCAATCTCTTTAATTTTATCTAGTGCTGTATTATATGCAGATTGTAACCTGGCATCTGAGTAATTTTGGTCCCACTCCTTCTTCTTTGTTGTCATATCTACATTTGCCTTCGCCTTATCGGTATTCAGTTTCTCCAATCTCTTCTTCGCCTCTATCACTGGTTCTGTATTGTCTAAATTTGTCTCATCTGTAGCTATTGCATTCTGTTGCGCTATCTTCTTTGCCATAACCGCCTTATATGCTTTATCTTCACTTAACTTGCTTCCTCGATATCCAACCACATCTGCTTGCTCTGCATCTGCTTGCTCTGCAGCTGCTTGTTGGCTATAATTTTCAAAATCTGCCGCTTCTTGATCTTGCTCTGGTAAGGCGCTCACCGGCGCCCTCGCCGCCCTCGCTTTTGCCCTCTCCGTTGCCAAATTCAGCGTCTCTATAAGTTCTAAATTCTCAATCTCTTTAATTTTATCTAGTGCTGTATTATATGCAGATTGTAACCTGGCATCTGAGTAATTTTGGTCCCACTCCTTCTTCTTTGTTGTCATATCTACATTTGCCTTCGCCTTATCGGTATTCAGTTTCTCCAATCTCTTCTTCGCCTCTATCACTGGTTCTGTATTGTCTAAATTTGTCTCATCTGTAGCTATTGCATTCTGTTGCGCTATCTTCTTTGCCATAACCGCCTTATATGCTTTATCTGCTTCTGCTTTTGCTTTATCTGCTTCTGCTTTTGCTTTATCTGCTGCTGCTTTTGCAAGTCCTTCTGGTGTAGCAGCATCCACTGCTTCTTTTGCTGCTCTTTTAGTTTCTAGAATATCACGCAATCTATTCAGTTCATCAGATGCACTTTTAGCAGAGCTTAGTTTAATCCAAGATTCACGTGCCTTATCTTTTGCTTGACTTACCATATCCGGTGTAACATTTGGGTCAGGGTCATCCTTAATTGAATTCAGATACTCTAGCTTTTTAGTGTATTCTTCTTGTGCTATATTCTCCACCTCTTTTTTACGCTGTTCCTCAATAGTATACTTCTTTTGTGCTTCAAGATATTCTACATTTGCTTTATTCTGTGCTACTCTATCTTTATCTGGTGCCTTTTCTTTAATAAGCCTTCGTTGATAAGTTGTTGCTTGTGCTTCAAAAGATGCTGTTTCTTTAGCTTTATCTGCTGCTGCTTTATCTGCTGCTGCTTTTGTAAGTCCTTCTGGTGTAGCAGCATCCACTGCTTCTTTTGCTGCTCTTTTAACTTCTAGAATAGCACGCAATTTATTCAGTTCATCAGATGCACTTTTAGCAGAGCTTAGTTTAATCCAAGCTTCATCTGCCTTAGCTTTTGCTTGAGTTACCATATCCGGTGTAACATTTGGGTCAGGGTCATCCTTAATTGAATTCAGATACTCTAGCTTTTTAGTGTATTCTTCTTGTGCTATATTCTCCACCTCTTTTTTACGCTGTTCCTCAATAGTATA